TATCTGAAAATGGAACACGTGCTTCTAAACCCGCACCTGCTATAGATTTATCCGAACGCAATACATCAAAATACTGTATATTATTCATCATATTCACATTAGATTCATATAATTGTATGTCATCAGGTGCATAATAAAATCCTCTGTAACTCGCAAAAATCTCATCCGATACATCACCACAAAAAATAACTGTATCATCAGTATTTTCTCTAATATATAATGAAATTAAATAATTACCAACTGATGCTCTTACAGTTGTTGTGTCATAACTCTCAATCTGTTTAATCGTTTTCTCAATTGCACTTAAAAATTCTTCACTTGACAATTCGATTGATGTATGATTTGTTTTAAAATAGTCCGCCGCCATTTTCGCATAATACAAATCTATTGAACCCTTCATTCCAATTGAATAGGTATTTACTGTATATGGTTCATATTCTTTTGCAACAATGGCTGTTACAGTTGTACTATCAAGTCCGCCTGATAATAAACATGCTATTCTACGGTCAGACATTAATCTCTTTTTAACCGCATCTGAAAATAAATGTCTTATGTTATTAATTACTGCTTCTTCATCATTTCCCTCTTCTAATTCATCTCTTACTTGATAATTATTAAAATCATAATATTTAATAAATTCATTTGTAGATGATGACCAATAACTTGCAACAGGGAATTGTTTTACATTACTACCATAATCCCACATAGATTTCAATTCGCTCGATACTATTATATCATGATTTTTTTCAAAGTCTTTTTCAAAACCATTCCAATAAAGTGACCTTATTCCTAACTGGTCTCTTCCAATATAAATAGTATCTTTCCCCATATCGTATAAAACAAATGCAAATTCTCCGTCCAATAATCTACATGTTGTATCTATATCAAATCGTTTATATAAATGTAGAATTATTTCACAATCACTTGAACTTTTATATTTTTCACTTAAATCAAATTCTTCAATTAATTTTTTATAATTAAATATTTCACCATTACATATTAAATAAACACCATCTAATTCCATGGGTTGATTACTCTCTTCATTTAAACCGTTGATTGCCAAACGGTGAAATCCAAAAAAAACTTTTTCATTAATCACGATATTTCGCGTAGAATCAGGACCCCGATGTGATATTCTATCACTTTTTTCTTTTAATTCATTTATTTTAGTTTCATCCAATTGATTATTGTTACTATAATAAGCAAATATACCGCACATTTTTAATTATTTTCTATTATGTTATAATATGTACTTTCCTTTTAAATTAATTTTTAAGTTATTTTATTATTTTTAAAATATATTTTATAAAAATTATAAAATTATATAAACAAAATACAAACAAAATACAAACAAATTACAAACAAACCGCATTATTCACCAAATAAGATAATTACTTTTTGAAACATGGATAATTATATTTTACCAATAATTCATATAAACTCGATACACCATTTTCCTTTATTTTCATCATTAATTTATTAACAGTATCTTCTGCTTTATCTTTAACTTTATCTAATTTATTTGAAAAAATAATAGATTGTACAAATGATACAATAAAAATAGGAACAAATATAAAAATTAGAATAAATATTAAAAAGTAAACAAAACATCTCCATTTTAATGTATATTTAAAATCCGCCATCATAATAGTATAGAGACAATATACAAATATAACAAATAGAAAAATAATTATTCCATATATACGTGTATTATAATTTTTCAAAACAAAATCCACAAATGATACATCTTTTAAATCAACAAATTTTTTTAAATCTGGTATAATTTGAAATGATTCTCCAAAAGATGTTCTGGTTAAAAGAATATTGATAAATGGAAACATTAATAAATAAAGAATTAAATATTGAAACCATGAACTATGTTTAATATCATAATTATCAAAATCAAAGAACCAAATAAAAAATGGTATTAAGAAAGGAAATAAAAACATACTACATGAAGACATTATAGCTGTATAATTTTTACCAGATTCTACAAATGCATCTCTTTTAGATTTAGTTAAACAATTAGTATTTTTATATGGATTATTATTTGGATTAATTTGAACAACACTTGAATAAACAGAATATACATAATTTCTAATATAAGCTTGTAATATTATCATAAATGCAATAACATAACCAATTATTAAATATAAATACGATTCTATTGTTAATCCTGCATATCTATCAATACCCCCTTCTTCATTATCTTTAGTTTCTTCCCTTAACTTCATAATTTTAAATGGTGAATTATATGTTAAACTTTTAAAAAAATGAATAGTATTTTTTTCTTCTTGAAAACCAGCATTTCTATCCGCGAAAAAATATTTTTTAAATCGTATAGTAATTAAATAAATAGATAATAAAAATACTAAACTATAATAATAAGGTAAAAATATACCATTCGCGGTAGTTAATATTGTATAAAAACTATCTTTATTTAAAGAATAATTTATATTTCCAGTATTTGATGGCATACTATCTAATAAGATGTGATAAAAAAAATATTATAAAATCAAACCAAAATTATAATCAAACTAAAAAATGATTGGATTAAATTAAAACATATTAAATAATCCGCATATAATAACTATTATAATTGTTATTAAATATACGATTGCTGTTATAGTACCACTTGATGAACTTGCTTTCGTCATATCAACAACACTCGTCATAGTTCCCATCATTCTAATAATATCTTTACTACTATAAGCGGTTGAAGCAACATTACAAAATATATCTACAAATAAAAATTTAAATAATTCTTTAGAGAGTGATTTTCCGGGTGAATAAGCTGTTCCAGTTTCGGTTGAATATTCTATCATTGAATCTTCTATCTCTTGAATACGTTTTTTTAACTCATTGACAGCTTCATTATTAGAAGGTTCGTTTCTATCTATTAATTTTTTAATTTCATATATCATTGTATTACTATTTTTATCAATTTCTTGGTCATTTAAATAATCTTTTATCATAGACTTAGTATCATCGCCAAGTATTGCGATTTTATCCTTCATAATTTTTCTTAAATAAAACTTCTTTTGTTCAACGGTTTTTGTTAAAATATCATCTTGATCCCCCATAACTGAAATGGCTGATTCATATAGACCTGTTGTAAATAGACAAAACGCAGGATATATTCCAGATGATTTAATTGCATCTGATAATAAAGGATTATTAACAATAGACCCGAGTGTATCTGCTATACCAACGAATCTTTCAGGTGCGCAACATTCAATCTTTCCGGGTCTACATAAATATTCTTGATTTTTTGAATCAGCATCTTTAAAGTTAATTACATTATTTTTATTTTCTTCTTCTTCTTTTTTCTCCTCTTTTTGAGCTTCTTTTTCACGTTCTTTTCTTCTACATTCACATTCTGGCATGGTTGAAAATTGTCCTTTTAAACCATCAACCTTTTTCATAACAGATGAAATAAATTTCTTTCCATCCTTCATTTTTTTATTTATGTTTCCCGGTTTTTTTAAATCTACCATTGAACAACCCATTGAAGCAACAGTTCCTAATATAACTTCACTCGCAATTAATGTTAATTCCATCGATGTATTAAATGAAAGTATAGCTTGACCTATAAGTGGTATTGAATACACTGGTATATACTTTATGCGATTATATCCTTTTAAAATAGATTGAAATGTCGGACTGAAAAACATGTTTAGATAATATGATTTTTTTGTAATAGACAATAGTCCTTCAAATATATAATTTCCACATCTAAATAAAAAATATAATCCAGCATAACATATCACCAATATCATACCGACAGTATTACCAACAGATATTGGTTTACACATACTTTTAGGATTATCACTTAAAGAATTTCCTTTTATTGTAATACATAATAATATTACTGGAAATACAATTACAATAAATATCATAAGAAAAAATACGGCGTATTGTAAAAATACGAGTATCATTGTTATTCTTTTATAAAGTGTTTTTTTACCTAAAACACATGATAAATATTTTCCAATATGGTTTAGACTTTTTTCAATAATATTTTTTATTAGTGCGGACGTTAAAGCAAGAAAACCAGTTGGTAATATAAATATGGGTAAAAATGCAATAATAAAAACAAGTGTTACTGTAGCAGGATTTTTTCGGGCGAATGATAAAAAATTAGAACCACCTCGCGTCTTTTCATTTAAATTTAGGATTATAGTTTTATCTTCTATTTTATTTTTTATTTTATCATCGATTTCATCATCGATTTTACCATTCGTATTAAAATCTATATATTTTTCTAAACACGTATCTTTATTAAGGTATATTCCATTATAATCTAAATAAAAATCATTAGGATCTTTATTAATTATTTTATTATTTACACCTGAATTTAAGTATTTTGATATTACAGAATATATAGATTCATAATTTTGATATTCTATTAATGTCTTATTATTTTCATATTGAATAAATATTTTCATAATATAAATATATTCTCCTAATTATTATTAACAAAATAAAATGAATATTTTATATTATTTAATATTACTATAAAATATATATTTTTTAAATATATATTTTATGGATATATTTTATGTATCTATTTCATGTATCTTATTTCATGTATCTATTTTATATTCATGCATCTATTTTATATTCATGCATCTATTTTATATTTCTCTATTATTTTTTCTTCAATAGTATTTTCTGCATACAAAAAATACATTTTAAATGATGAATTATAAAAACTAAATTTGTCTAAGTATTTATTTGAATACTTCTCTTTAATATCAGATAAAATATTATTTGTAGGTTGGTCAATAAATATTATTTGATTTATTCTTTTAAAATTATATTTTACAATATCATCATAATTACATAAAATTAATGAATATTTACACATATTTTGAACATTATTTTCATTATTATTATTAAAGGTTTCAATATATTTTTTTTTTGTTAAAACATTATTATAAAATAAATTAATTAAACATATCTGTTCATCGTCATTTTCTAAATTATTTTTTTCAATATAGTCTTTTATAGAATATAAAGATTCTCTATATTGAGTAACAATTATTATTTTTTTAACATTATTAATGTTACTTTTATTGGAAAAGTCGTTATTCTTAATAATATTAAATAATTTTTCTATTTTGGAGCTGTTACAACTGCTGTTACAACTGCTGTTACAACTGCTGTTACAACTGCTGTTACAACTGCTGTTACAACTGCTGTTAATAGAATAAATCATATTTAAAGTAAAATATGTCCTACATACAGGACATTCATAATACATTAAATTGTTTTCAATATATTTCTCCGTAATATATTTCAATATACATTTATTACAAAAATAATGACCACATGTTACTATACATGCTATTTTACTATCAACTATTTTATCCATACAAACTATACAATAACATTCATTTTCATTAAATGTTTTAATTGTATTTTTAAAAAATAATATTTTTGATGTATAGTTATTTATATCATCATTATTATCAATATTTGAATATTTTTTTTTAAATTTTGAATGAACTATTTCATTATTAATTAGTTTTGTATAATGTTCATTATTTATTTTTTCAATTTCATCTAATGTCTTTTTTTTAAAATTATGTTTCATTGAATTTATAAGAAATAATTGTATACATTTTATTTTTTTATAATCAATATTACTCAAATTATTTATATCATCAATAATATTATCACAATTATTATTAAATAAATAATTATATAAATCTTTTTCAAAAGTATTTAATTCAAATCCAACATATATAATATCACACAATTTTTTATCAATATCTTTAATTAAAAGTTCATTTTTAACAAAATAATAAAAATTTGATATATCAATAGAATAATTATAATTTAGTTCTAATATATTATCAATATTAATTATAGATGTATCAATTATATAATTATATGTTGCGTCTTCAATATAATTTTCAGATAAATAATATTTTGTATTATATGTAAAAAAATATTTCATAGAATTATTTTTATCTAAATCTATTATTTCATCAATATTATCATATATAATATTATTCCAATTAAATATGTATAAATTATATATTTTTTCATTTTCAATATTTTTATTTGATAAACAATCATTTATAGAGTTATAAACTAATATATTCATATTATTTACTTTTGGAACATAATATGAATCAGTGTCTTTATTTAAAAATATTTCATAATTTTGAAAATAACTTTTAAAATATTTACTTTTTAAAAAGTTTACATCAATAAATAAAAAATCCAAATCAAGTATATCCCTATTTTTAATATATTTTAAATTACTTTTTGATGATATACTATAATATTTCTTGCAATTTAAATATTTCTTAATATAAAAACACCATTTTTCAATATTTTTTTTATTTAATATTATTAAAGTACATTTTGTTTTAAGAAAATTATTATTAATAAAATTATTTTTTGTATATTTTGTACTTTTTGTATATTTTGTACTTTTTGTATATTCCGTCTCTTTTGTTATATAAGAATTTTCGTATTTATCTTCTGATAAATCAATATTATATTTATTATAGTTTTTATTTACATTCATTATAGACAATAAAGTCAATAATCGATTTTTTAAACAATTATAGTTTAAAATTATTCCATTATATCGAAATAAATAACTATTAACATTTGTAAATAAAAAAGTTCCCGTATTTAAATTAGCATAAAAATTATTATCTAATTTCAAAATATTTTTATCTTTAATATAAAATTTATTTTTTAATAAACGTATCTTATTAGATATATTCGTTATTAATTCCAAATTTTCAATATCATATTTTTCAAGTATATCGTCATTTTTATATAATCCACAATCAATTTTGATATCTTCATATTTTGATTTTATATATTTACTAAACTTATAAGATGTATTATTTATAGAAAGTATTGTATTTTTTAGAAATAAAAATATATGTTTTCTATATTTTATATTAAAACCTTCTGTTAAATAATATTTTAAAACCTTAATATCTAAATAAAGATATATACAATTATCAATTATTTTAAATGTAAAATAATCTTGATAACAATTAATTATGTTAGATAGTTCATAATTGTCAAAATTATCGTATTTGCATAATAGCAAATTCATTCATTAATAATAAAAATATATGATTATATTTTTAAATCAAATAATTATATATACTCCTAATAAATTTATAATATATTTATAAAATTATTTAATTGTATCGTTTTATTGTATAGTTTTATTGTATTATTTAACAGTATTATTGTATAGTTTTATTGTATAGTTTTACCACATATTCTATTTAGTTTTTTTTCAAAAATTAATTTTATCTCTTCAAATGATAATCTTTTTTTATAATCAAACTGAAACATATTCATTAAAATATAATTAATAAAGCTATATTCTTCGTGTTCTTTTATTAAGTTATGAATATGATTTTTAATATTATTCATTATATTTATATCATTGTATGGTAAAAATCGTGTTCCAATTGAACAATTATCAAAATTAAACCCAATATAATTTTTATTTTTTTTAATTATTTCATATAATTTATTAAAGTATTCGTACTGTTTATCTATAAAAATACCAAATATAATACCTGCAACTGCATAATGTTGTGATTTATCAAATAATTCTTTATCAAATGTTTCTATTCCGTTATCAATTAAATTATTTATTTTATAGTATTCTGGACTACCAGATGTTAATGTTGTATTATAATAAATTGATTTTTCGAATGATTCCTTTGTATATAATATACCAAAATCTATTAAAGACATACTATAATTACCATTATTATTTTTAATACAAATATTGTCGGGTTTTATATCATTATGATATAATGAAAATTTATTTAATTCAATACATTGTTCTAATAATTCTATTATTAATAATATTTTTTTACTTAAATCAAGCTTATATATATTGAATTTCTCAAGTGTTTCCCCTAAATAATCAAATACCATTGTATATTTATTATTATACTTATCATTATTAATATAATAATATAATAAATTACATTTAAAAGTTGAAATATTGTTTTTAAGAAAAATATTATATTCGATTTCTTCAAAAAAAATATTATTAAAATATTCTATATTTTTAAAATTATTTTTAATTGTCCGTATTTTTAAAATAACATATTTAATAAATGTTTTTTTTTCATAATCGAGTAATTTATATAATTGTATCATTACTTCATTTTTTGAATATATAATTTTTATAAAATTTAAAATATATTTTCGATTTGATATTTCAAATACATTATTTGTATCTATCTGAATCTCATATGATAATATATCAGTATTTTCTTTATTAATCATATTTATTAATAATTTATATATAATAATTAATTTTATAATAATTTAAAATGTAATATAAAATATTTTTTTATAATATTTTTATATAATATTTTTATATTATGAAACCATCATTAAGTAATAAAAAAATAATATTCGAATTAATTAATGAATGTAAATTAAATAAACCTAAACAAGTAAAAATTGATAATAGTAACTATTTTAATATACTTGTTATATTTTTAATAATTTTATCAATATTATTTTTAATATTTAGATATCTTGAGAAAAAAAATAGAAGTAATAATTATAATAAAAATGAAAACTGAATATGCACCTTTTAATAGTGAAGAAAAAATACCATTATTTGTTGATTCCTCGCCTGGTTGGGCGCATTTTTATGACGCAGGTACAGATGGAACACAAAATATTTCAACTGATATAAGTGCAGGAATGCAAGAATATATTTTTGGAAGAAATGTTGGTGAAAGCGATTTTGGTATTGGTTCAGGTATTATAGCTGGTACTAATCCAGATAGAGTTTTATTAACAGGTGCGGGTAAACTAAAACCTAAGAAGGCCGCCTCCGTCAAAAAGCCATCTACAAAATCATCTACAAAATCTCCCACAATGAAACCTAAGAAGGCCGCCTCCGTCAAAAAGTCATCTACAAAATCATCTACAAAGCCGTCTACAAAGTCTCCCACAATGAAACCTAAGAAGGCCACCTCCGTAAAAAAGCCATCTACAAAATCATCTACAAAGCCGTCTACAATGAAACCTAAGAAGGCCACCTCTACCAAAAAGACATCCGCAATGAAACCTAAAAAATAATATAATTCAAAAAGAATATAATACTAAATATTAAGATTTTTTTTATTATTTATAATATAGGATATATATTATGAATATATTAGATGATAAATTAAATATTAAAGAAAAACATGATTATCAAATAAATATACAAAATAATGTGGATTATAATAATTATTTAAAATTATTAAATATATTTTATGAAAAGAATGGTAAAAAACAAAAATATAATAAATATTATTTAAATGGTAAATATGTATTAGAAGAAATATCTAATCCTTCAAAAAAAATATATATAGATCCAACACGTTTTGTTAATATGAACGTTTTATATATAGATTTAAAAAAAAATATTGATATTGTTCTTAATAAAATAAGTGATTTAATTCATTCTAAAAATAATATTACAGAAGATAATAGAAATGAATTTGAATCATTAAAAAAAAAATATATAATATATAAAAGAAATATAGAATCAATTGATTTAATAAATAAAGAGTATTATGATGAGTTAAATCAATTACTATTAGAAAAAATTAATTTGACAAACAATTTAGCAAAATATTATCAAAAGAGAGAAGAAGTTTTTAAAGAAATAAAAGTAATGATTAAAGAGACTTTAAAAAATAAATTAATAAAGATTTTTAAGGATAATAATAAAAGTATTCCTTCAACATCACAAATAAATAAAATAGCGAAAGAGAATAATATACCTTCAAATGAAATTGAACAATGGTTTAATTGGATAGAAACAATATATATGTATATGAATGTAAAAAATGAATTATCAAAACTTAATATTTTAATCGAATTAAAAGAAAATAATTATGATATTTTATCAAAAAATATGATTATTCAAGAACCAGTTATAACAAAGTGATAATTTTTTAATAATAAATAATAAATAATAAATAATAAATAATAAATAATAAATAATAAATAATAAATATTAATATAAATATATAATATAATAAACGATGTTTAAGTTTACTGATTATATAAATCCGTTAGCTTTTTTTATAGCATTTGCAATAGGTATTTTTTTTACATATATATATTCAAAACCAAAAAAAATTATTATACAATATCCAACACCAGATAATGTTAATAAATTAGTATATAGAAATAATGATGATACATGTTATAAATATAAAGTTAATGAAACTGAATGTCCTGATGACAAGTCACAAATAAATTATTATAGTTAGTATTTTAAAGAATTAATTATTTATAAATTTAAATATTATATAAATATATATTAATGAATCTTGATACAAAATTTTTAAAAAACGAATATACAAAAATAATATTAGGCATAATATGGGGTTTAGGTTTAGCATGTATATTTAGGTGTGCATGTGAAGGTAGAAAATGTATTATCTATAAAGCTCCAAACCCAACAGAAATAATAAATAAAATATATGGACAAGACGAAAAATGTTATACATTTGATACTGAAAATACAGAGTGTACTGACGATGCAATAGAGACTATGTAATAACCATTTTTATATAAGAATAAAATAATATGTAATAATATTTTGTTTTAATGATAAATTATAAAAACAAAATTTAAGTAAAAATAATATTTTATAAATAATGCGTAAAATAGAATATTATTTTATCGAATAAAAATATAATAAGTAT